AGGTGTAGGTTTGAGAAGTGATTTCTCTAAGAAGTAATTTTGGAATGTCATCTCCAGATCAAATCAATTATTTGTTTAACAACATTTCGGTATTAATCAATGATCAGATGTAATTGATTTTTGTTTTTCTCTATTAGAAAATTTGATTGATGAAGTAACCGATCTAATCATGTTTATATTTGATTTTGAAAACGTATATTCAATTATGATATTTATATTCTTTTGCAATACTTGAAAATATAAATATATAGAATCATTAAGAAAAACTATGCATATTTCTAGACTGCTTAATGAAGCACCATTACCAGATGATTGGGATAAATCTATTTACTCTCCCGGAAGTTCTTTCAAGAAGAAGATAGCGTATGCTAAAGAAAAGGCTAAGAAGATAGGAGGAGGCTCTAGCAGAGTCGCATTCGAGATTCCTTATCAGGGTAAGAAAACGGTATTAAAGGTTGCCAAGAACGGTAAGGGAATGGCTCAGAATGAGCAAGAAGCTATGGCGTTCAATGATGCTGAGATGTTAGGAGTTTCAGGAATAGTAACTGTGCCAATGATCGATTATGATGAAGAAGGATCGAAACCAAGTTGGATACATGTTATGTATGCTCCTAAATTAAAGAGTGAAAAACATTTTGAAAGATTAACAGGATTTAAATTAGATGATCTGATTATGTATGCAGCAAAAATATCCAGTAATAGATCACTTCCACAAGCTGCCCGTAGAGAGTTCTCTAAAGAATTCTCTGCGAGAGTATGGGAAGAGGACACGTTTGCGCATGATTTTGTATCATTCGTAGGTAACACTGAAACATATTTACCAGACCTTCTCGGATATAGTAATTGGGGTGTATATAACAACAATCCAGTAATAATAGATTTAGGATTAAGCGAAGATGTCTACATACAACACTACTCCTGATGCTGTTTCTAACTTAACACAAACGTCTCTATAAATATCAGAAGGAAACAAAAAGGGTTATATAGTTTTGAAAAATATCAAAGAATTATCTTTTTCGGAATATTACCGTTCGAAACAAAAGTTGTTAGAAAGGGCGGAAGATACGCCTAGGATGTACTCGGTATATGAACTTACAACATATAAGAAAGTTCCGTTAAAAGATTCTTATGACGAAGATGATAAAACCTATATTAGCTTTAAACCCAAGGACCGGATAAAAATATTATGGGAATATGAAGATATTTATTATCCTACTGCTAGAAATTTTGTGGTATTATCTGAAAATAATGCTAAAACGTATTATCCCTGTTGGGGAAGCAAGAAGCTCTTAAAATGGGTTTTGGTTAATACTAGAGAGGTTACTGATGAATGAAATACACTTAAATCCAACGGTGTATAAAAATCCATATAATGAAAAAGATTTTTTAAAAATGGGTGACAAGATAAACAAATTATGTCATAAAAAATTTGATGTTCATTATCTATATATTTTACAAAATGAATTAGAATCTATAGATAATGAAAATAATAAACTATTCAATAAAAAAATAAGAAATGAATTAAAATCCCGAATGTTAGAATATACAAAATATTCTCCTTGTGCAGAAATTTTTTATTCATCTATATTTTGTGAACTATTTAACACTTATAAAAATGAACCGTTATCCGATCTTATTTTTTTTATTGAAAGATTAACATTAATGTCTAAAAATGCTGAAGAATAGAATAAATATTAGTTAGTGTTCTAAGGGGTTTAAAAAGATTTTAATCATGATGGATATTCTAGAGTTTTTAAAAGAGTATGGTGTAGGGGGTATAATAGGTCTAGCCATTGGTGGGGGGCTTTATGTTTTATGGCAATCATATGTGAAATATATTTTCAAAAAATTGTATGATAGATACGACACTAGGCATGATATTCGAAAAGAAAAGAATTATCTCGACAACAGAAAAAAGGCACTCCAATCTCAAGAATTTTTCCCCAATATTAAGTTTAAAATGAATGTAGATATCCCATCAGAAGATTTTTCCACCGATGAAGGCCGAAGATGTTTATACAAAAACATTATGTTGGCATTATTTGAATCATATTATAATAATATGATTGAATTTTCTAGGGGGTTAGACACTTCATGGGATAACAATGAATGGGCAAATTCTCTGAATAGCGTAAATTATAAAATAATCGAAGATTTCAGGGCTAATTGTGCTCAGAGAGAAATACCTAAAGATGTAGTAAAATATTTTATTATTTGGTTCACCCCAATTATGAAACAGATATATTTTTATGTTAAAAAAATATCTGCAATGAATAATAAAAATTCAATAGAGAATACTAATACTTATTTTTTATTGTTAGAACTTATATTAATGAATACTTTATCAGATATAAAGAATTTTGATATGGCCGACAACCATTTAGAGGGTTTGGAATATAAGGGGAAAATAATAGATAAGTTTGAATAAATACTAGACATTAAACAGTTAATTAGAATATGTCTATATATGATTCATTTGCAGATAAACCTAATAGAATTAGGGAAGAAGGGCAAGAAATAACATTAAGATTTTCTCGCATAGATGATAATACAGGAAAAATTACGTGGAATATACCACCCAATTTTAAAGGATGCAAAGGAGATGGTGTTTACGACGGTATTGTAATTACAGTAAGCCGAAAACCGGCCGACTATATTGAATCTTCTCCTAAAGATGGAACTTACTACATAGGAGACAATAGCGTAGACCCTGACTTACATGCCGGTAGCAAGATTATCAATAGCGAAGAAGTAAAAGTTTTAGTAGTTGGGGCATTTTATAATGATAGAACAACTACAGAACTTGAGGTTATGAATCTTGAGCCTAGAACGGCATATTACTTTTCGGGATATGCAGTAGATAATGTTGCTAGATATCATAGAGAGGGAGTTCATTCGTATTCCCTACCTACAGGAATTGAAGAAAGCAATGAAGAGATGCTTACACCTGCGGAGCATGTCATTGATTTAGATGATGATATAAAATTATCATCAGCAACAGGGGTGGAGGAAGGGAAGGAGTATAATATCATTGCAGACATCAATGAAGAGGAAGATGTAGAAATAAAAATAAATGGCAATGAAGCAAAAACATATGCTTCTATGATAGAAAGTATTAACAAAAGATATATGGAACTTGACGATCCGTATTATTCACCCACCTTTCCGTTTAAAGGAGTTGTTTTTGAAATAGATAATCAGTTTTATTTATGGGATGGTGAAAAGAGAATTGAAATATTTCCATTAGAAAGCGCCACATTGCCTAACATAGCACATGAGGGTGATCTATGGTATGATACCTCATCAGAGGTCCTTAATGAGTATGATTCTGGACAGTGGGTGCCCCAAACTGTTATAAAATATGGCTTTGATATAACGAACCCATCTGACGGCACTATATGGTTCGACGGCACAGTAGCTAGAGAATGGAAAGGTGATTTGTGGTGTGACTTGAATACTATAATAAGTACTAGAAATCCCCTCCTTCCGCCAAAATTACGGAAAAACGTTTATTGGTTCAACACTGGTACTGGAGAATTTTTTGAGAGGAACACTGAATTAAAGAGATGGGAAGATGCTTTAGTTATTCACTATTCTAAAGATCCTGAAGATATAGATATAGGGGATTTTTGGTTTGATGAGACTAATGAAAAGGTGTTTCAATTGGTTAGTGGGTTTTTATGGGAAGAAGTTGAGAATATAGTATTTGAGGAAACCAATTCTACACCATCTTTCAATGAGGTAAATGGTGAAGAGTTTGAATATAGATATGTGATAGATGAACAGACGTTATATGAATGGAAAGCTACTGATCTTGAGTGGGTTCAAGTCCCTATCGCAATATTCCCTACTGATCCTAGAGATAGAGAGTCATGCGGCTTATGGTGGGACTCTTCACCAAGTGTGGATACCGTATTCTTATGGGATGCCATAAATAATATATGGATACCCTCTGATGATTTTTTCCAACAGTCAAGGGACCCAGCACTCCCCGCGCTGCTGGAAGAAGGTAGCGTTTGGTATAACCCTGATAATGAAGAACTTCTAAAGATACTTAGTGAGAATTGTGAAAAAGTAGAATTTATAAATGAATCTTTTAATCCTGTTGGCGGTACTCCCATTGGTATTTTTTGGAAAGATGACGAAACATTCAAAGAATGGAATGGGACAACTTGGGTAGAATTGGACCCACAACCTCTACAGTGGGATACAGATCCTACAATTATAGATGTGGGGACATATTGGTTAGACTCTATACAGAACGTGCTGTTTGTATGGAGTGGTACTGATTGGGTAGAAGTAGAAGTTTCTGATACCGACCCCAAACCGGAGGAAGAATTTTTATGGTATAATACTGTAGAAAACCAATTATATGAATGGACACAAAAGGAACAGTGGGAGAAAACTACAGGTAAAGTATTTGTTGAATTTGTGCCTAAGAAAACTGTAGAAGGCAGGGCGCTGCTAGAATTTAAGACTCGCAAGAAGGGTTGTGATGCTATGTTAACCCTTAAGGCTCGTAAGGATAATATTCTATCAGCGTTGAAAACCAATATCCGCTATAGACATCCTAAAGAAGGGAGGGATCTAGAAGAAGGTAATCCAATGTACAAACGTCTTGGTGTTGGTGATGATGGGAGCCCAGACGAAAGAAGAGAACTTCATGACACCATAAGACAAATTTTAGGTGAACCTAGTACTAAAGTTGAACTATCAAAGTCTAATATTGATGTGTGCATAGATAATGCCCTCACACAACTTAGAAAATATGGCGGGATATCATATAAAAGAGGATTTTTTTTCTTGGATCTTAAACCCAACCAACAACATTATGTATTAAATGACCGCTGTACCGGGTTCAATGAAATTGTAGAAGTTAAAGGAGTATTCAGATTACGTAGTGGGTTTTTTCAAGGAGCATATTCAGGACATGATATTTATGGATATGCAGCATTGAAACAGTTATATACATTAGGTTCATTTGATTTATTGACCTTTCATAATGTTTCACATTTCATTGAAGAGCTAGAAACTCTTTTTGCGACCAGAATAACGTATCAATGGGTGGAACGAAAGAGAGAACTTAGGTTACTTAATGCCATTTATCATCCAGAAAGAGTACTGGTGGATGCCAGTATTGAAAGAAGCGAACAAGATTTGATTGTAGATCGCGGAACCAAATTATGGTTACAACGCTGGGCAGTTGCTGAAGCCAAAATGATGTTATCTCAGAGCAGAGGTAAGTTTCAAACTTTACCGGGCCCTAATGGAAGTACTGTTCTTAATGCACAAGAATTGATCACCCAATCTGAAGCTGAAAAGGCTGTATTGATGGAAGAATTAGAAGATATGGCAATGCAGGGAGTAGAAGAAGTAGGACTGAGTGCGTATTTTGTACTGGGATAATATATGACTGATGATAATAAAGTAGACTGCTATCCAGAAGAGGAAGATACTGTTAAGGATTGTCCCGAGGGTGGTGTTATAGGTCCAAATGACCCCACCTTTGACAATCCTACTACAAATGATCCCTGTGCAGACAACCCCCAGAATCTACCATGCGCTACTGAAGAGCCGTGCTATCCATGGCAGTTTACAAATTTTTCGGAAGAAGTTTGTTCTATAGAAGGTTATATAGAAGCATCTATTAATATAGGTGGTGCGGTAGTAAATGTACATAAATTGTTGGGGGTTCATGAACAGAATAAACTAGTAGACGCTACTGGAGTGGGTAAGGCTATATCGAACGGCGACCATCCTAATTTTCCAGCAAAAAATGCGTTTGACAAATATGACACAGAATGGAGATCTGAACAGCTAGGTAAAGATGTTGTCCGTAAATCTTATATAGGATACGACTTTGGCCCCATAAGGTTAGACAATGGACGCGTTAGATATTCGATAGAGACCTTCGTAAAAAAAAATGTTGCTACAATACGATTACAACAAGGTTGTGATTCTAAAAATAGAGTTACCAAGGTTCGTTTGGAACGTTCATACGACGGTAAAAAATGGTATGGTGTGTCAGCAATTAAAATACCAGATTGTGAAGGTCTAGTAACTATACATTTTAAATCGACGGCACCTGCCAGATATTGGAGAGTTCGTCCGTTAGAATTTAACGGTGGAAAAACAGACTATTGGGCAGTCAAGGCATTACAATTATCTGAACATGAAAAAACAGACATGAGAAATATACAAGACAAAGTATTTTTGGAAAATAGAGATCGAAAATATTCAAAAGATTCTGTGAGGACTAAAGGTTCATATGCACCAGTAGAATATTCTGCATTTCTTTCTAAAATAGGTATGAACAGCCCGTATAACGCTGAACAATTTGTTTTTGAATTTTCGTTCAGGCAGATAGTTAGAGAAATTGGACGACCGTTAGTTATTGGTGATATAATACAGATACCAAGTGAGACGTATTTCAATACCTCATTGGACTCAAAGCTTAAATATCTTGAAATAACAAACGTAGCGTGGGCCACAACAGGTTTTAGCCCCCAATGGGTCCCTACCATGCTTAGAGTTATTGCAGAGCCAGCAATGGCCTCTAGAGAGACGCAAGATATATTTGGGAAGCTTACCGAAGACTTTGATGAAGTTGGAACATCAGATATTAATGATGGAAATAGAAGAAAGAAAAATTATCAAGACATACATGATGTTTCTGATGCCGTGGCGTCCGAAGCTAATACACAAGTCCCCCACCGAGGACAGGATTATGCTAATAAACAGAAACTAAGTAATGAGTTGCGGCAGTGGATAGAAGAAGATTTAAATGGAAAGAAAAACCCCGACAGGCTTGAACGCAACAGACCGGTTTGGGCAATCGATGGATTACCCCCTAATGGAGAAGATTTCACGGAAGGTGAAAAATTTCCTGATAATCCAAAAGATAGGGACTATCACAGGCTAACATATGATAGTATAGATAAAAACCTATCCCCTGCTTTATATAGATTTTCTAAAGCAAAAAATAAATGGATTTATATGGAAACGGATCTGCGGCATGAATGGAAAGAAACTAAAGCTACTCTGACGAGCTTTCTTAATCCTGCTGGCGAGAACAAGGATTTCCGTAGTGATGTGGATGAAATTGAGGATAATTTGGATGACTAAATAGTTGCCCCTCTTGCTATATACTAAACAACCCTTTATAATCTCCGAAATATTGGAATTAATAATAGGATTTAATGAATAATAAAAAACAAAAACACATAATCAATAATATGCTAAATTCACCGGACCTTTTGGGGCGATGTATTGATATTATACAACCGTCATATTTCGATCCAGAATATATCCCACACATAAAATTTTTGGTGGATTATCATATTAAATATAATACTAATCCATCTCTTGAGCTAATGAATTCTGAAATAGATTCAGATATTATATATGAAGCCTATCCAATTCCGACTGATGAATTAGAATATACTTCTGAGGAAGTAGAGGCATTTTGTAAACAATCTGCCATGCGCGATGCTATAACAGACAGTTTTTCATTAATTCAAGATAATGAATTCGGCGAAGTGTATAAAAAAGTATCTGATGCGTTAAATGTTAGTTTGAAAAAAGATTTGGGATTGGATGTATATGAAAATCCGGAAGAAAGACTACAAAAAATGTTAGAAGATTTGGATTATATTCCTTCTGGAATCAATACTTTAGACGAATTGATGGGGGGTGGGGCATTAAGGAAACAATTTCAAATTGTATCAGCAAACTCTGGTGGCGGCAAGTCAGTATTTTTGTCCAATATAGCGAATAATTATTCTTTACAGGGGCTAGATGTTGTGTACATTTCACTAGAATTGCCGCCTGAAATGATATTTTTGCGTCAGGCATATATCATGACTTCTTTCTCTCATCGTATATGGAAAAGTAAAATACCTGAAATTGCGGCTAAAATGTCTGAGTTTAAGAAATTTGGAGTGGGAAATTTTAGGATTGTAAGACTTCCAATTGGAAGTAATGCTAATTCCATTCGAGCGTATCTTAAACAATATGAGATAGAATTTGGTAAGAGCCCAGATGCGTTGATAGTAGATTATTTAGATTTGATGTCTCCGATTTCAGGAACTAAAAATAAAGGCGTGTCCG